AAGTATCATTAAGCCAAACTAAATCAGAGTTTCTTTTTCTTTTTAAATCTTTTACTTCTTCTTTTTTTAATTTTCTATCACCATAGCCACCTGTTCTAGCCATAACTTCTTCTTGTGAATTTGCATAAGCTATTACATCATCACAGAACTTTGGTGTCAGTACTGCAGGAAAATGCCAGTAATAATTAGTTAGATTCATAATTAAAATTTATTACAACCCTTCTCATTGTGTCTGTACAAGTAGAACCTGTGTGTTTTAAAGTTGAATCAAATTCAACATATTTATTTTCTTCACTTTTAATTATTTTACCACTTTTAAATTTTGTATATCCATTGGAGTTATCTAAATAAAAAATGCCGGTAGTGCCTTTTTCTTGATCTATATGATATCCATGTTCAACTATGTCTTTAGTTTGTGTTAAAAGATTGGCTTTAACGGTTCTTAATTTGTTATATTTTATTTTTTTTAAAATAGGGTTTATAATATCCATCATTTCTTTTGAACAATTTATTCCGTTTTCATCTAAAAAAACAAAAGTAAATTGAAAGTTTTCATCGGGGATTTTATTTACACCATCATTAAAATACCAGGGAAAATAATACCCCATCATAATATCTTTTAATTTTTTAAATACTTTTTTTGGTAAAAAATTTTTATATATATTCATAGGTTATGGTTTGAACAAAGTTCAAACTATCTTTCTGGTTATTAGTTAAGTAATACATATTAGTTGAGGGAAACATAATAAACATATTATCTTTAAGTTCTATATCCCAACTTCTTCCTTTACGTCTGTTATCTTCAAAGTGTATTCTAACAAAACAATTTTTAACTTTGACACCATATAATAATGTAAAGTCTGGAGAGTTACGTAGATCCACTGGATCAATATTAAGTAATGGGATTGTAGTCTCGCTAGGTTTATAAATGTTACCCCACGTTTCTTTGTTGATTAAATTAAAACCATACTCAAGACTAACGTGATCTCGCATATAGGTATTCAACATATCCCAAGTTCGTGAGAATGGAAAATCTTTTTTTTGAATTACTGATTGTAAAATGTCGCCTGATAATTTATCTCGGTCAATGTCCCAATCTTTAGGCATTGCTACATCACCGTAATATAATGCTTGCTCTGTTAATACTTTCTTTTGCATACCTGGATGTAATATATACATCCGTCATTTATAATGTCAATTGATATTAAAAGAATTGATCTAGATCAATTATGCTTTAGAATCTGTTAGATCCCAAGACTGTCCTGATTCATTCCAAACGTAAGACCATTCGTGAGTATCAGCTTCATTTTGTGAAGTCTGTTCAGCTGTTAATGCTGGAGCGTTACCTATTGGTGATTTCCAAGAAGCTGATTCGTTATGTTTTACCCAAGATGCATAAGGCTTTTTAGGCCAAAATATTTGATCATCTTCGTCCCAAGTATAACCTATACCTGCGTAGTTACCTCTAAAAGGTGTACCACCATCTCTATGTGTATTTTGTATAGTGTTATATGAAGTTTGAATCCACATTTGTGCAGGCCAATTATTATGTGTTTCTAAATATTGTTGACCTACTGATTCATCTTCAACACCATCAGCGTTTAACATATCACCATTATTCAAAGTAAGTACTTGAATAACTTTACTATTTGATCCTATTTTTGCAAAATGTGCCATAATGTTTCTCCTTATATATTAATTTTAATTATCATTCAACTACTGATATCTGTACCTTATTACCACTATTCCAGATCCACCAGCAGAACCAGTTTTTCCTGGGTTAGCACCACCAGCTCCAGCTCCACCGCCACGGTTGGCTGTTCCATCATTTCCAGGTTGACCTGCAACTCCACCAGCTCCACCACCATCACTAGCGGGTCCACCAGGACCAGAAGGTCCAACAGGAATGTCACCACCTGCTCCACCGCCTCCACCTCCAGCGTATCCAACAGGAGATCCTGTTATGTTAGTTGTTGCTCCAGTACCTCCAGCACCACCTATACCACCAGTACCAGGTCCTCCAGCAGCAGTTCCAACTTGACCTGCTTGAGTAGCTCCGCCACCACCGCCACCAGAATTGTTTGGTCCAGAGGGTCCACCACCATCTTGTCCTTGTGCAGGACTTACTGGAGGTGTATTACCAGATCCAGCAGATTGTCCTTGACCAGCTCCACCACCAGATCCTCCGTTTACCCCACCAGCAACATTATTTGCTCCACCTCCACCACCGGCAGATGTGATTGTTGAAAATACAGAACTATTACCAGACGAACCTGTTGCACATCCTGGATTAGGAGGAGCACCTGCTCCACCGCCGCCTACTGTAATTGGGAAAGATGTTGCTGTGACTGTTATTGCTCCTGCACCTTCTAAAGGAGAAGCTGTGTAAGGAGTTATTGGAGATTTATCTTCCCTAAATCCTCCTGCTCCACCACCAGCTCCAGCAGCACCAGAAAAACCACTTGGTCCACCTCCACCACCGCCACCGCCACCGCCGGCTACTACCATATATGAAACTTGATTATTTGGTGCAGAGAGAGCTAGTTTATTCACTGTAAAAGTGCCAGGTCCTGTAAATGTATGAATTTTACAATTACCAGATTCTGTTTCAGTTCCACCTGTTGCTTGCATATATGGATTAGTATCTGCAACTGACTGTAAACCATCATCAGTTACTAACCAACCTTGTGTTGAATCTATATAAACAAATGTTACTGCTAAACCTTCTGTTGATAAAATTGCATTGTTAGTTGAACCACCTATTTTTTCTGAACCATTAGAAATTATTACACAACTATTTGTATCCCAAGTTTTTGCGTAATCTTTAACTGCAACAACAGCTCCTGCTGTTCCTGCTGGTAATGTTACATCTACCTCACCTGAAGTTGTATTTACAAAATATCCTTCACCAGCAACTGCTGTAAAATCTCCTGTCTTAACTGTTGTATTCCAAGACGCTGAACCTGTTGCACCAAAACCTGATGCAGTACCATTGTTAGTTATTGATGCACCAGCAGGAATTGTAATAGTGTCACCACTATCTCCTAACTGAACTGTACCACAATTTGTTCTTGGACTAATTTTATTTACTTTTACTTCACTCATAATTTACCTATTGAAACCTATACCTTATAATAACTGTTCCGCCACTACCGGGTCCACCAGCAACGTTATCTCCTTCTTTTGTTCCTCCACGTCCTATACCACTTGGTACTGATCCACCTGAATAATTAGTGGCGGACCCACTAATTCCTGAAGTAGCTTGACCGCCAGGTCCTGTAGCAAGAGCGCCACCACCGGTATTACCACTAGTTGCACCATTAGTACCTTGAGCCGGGCTAACAGGAGGAGTATTACCTGTACCACCTGAAGCTCCACCGCTTCTTCCTGCTCCACCTGATCCACCAGGAATACCATTATTACCACCAGAGCCATCGGGGTGTGTTCCACCTCCACCACCACCTGCTGATGTAACTGTTGAAAAAACTGAATTTGACCCTGAAGCACCTCTTCCTGCATCATGCGCATTTCCTCCTGGTCCGCCACCACCGCCACCACCGACTGTGATTGGATAAGCTTGTGCTGAAACAGTAATTGATGTTCCACCTGGATTACCATCTCTTGGACTTGCAGTATAACATCCTGCTGATGTACTTTTAAATTCTCTAAAACCACCTGCTCCACCTCCACCACCACTATCTCCACCCGCTCCACCACCGCCGGCTACAACAAGGTAAGAAACAATATTGTTTCCAGCAGCACTAGATGCACAGTTTACAGTAAAAGTTCCTGGACCTGTAAATGTATGGACTTTAAAATTACCATCAGTAGTTATAGTTCCACCTGATGCTGCCACAAAATCCTCACCAACTATAGAAGAAGTGTCATCTTGAGTTGGTACCCATCCTTGAGTTGCATCTACATAAATTAATACAATAGAAGAACCCGCTGTGTTTATTACTGGGTTAACAGCACTACCACCATTAATAGGTTGACTATTTCTATTTATTGTTAAATTATTTGTAGCAAAAGTGCTGTCATAATCTTTTACAGCAACGATATCTCCTGCACTTGGTGAGGCAGGAAGCGTCATTGTAATTGCTCCACCTGTTGTGTCAATAAAATATCCTTCACCACTTACTGCTGTAAAGCTGGCTGTTTTTTTAGTTGTTTGCCAATTAACAGAACCTGATCTTCCAAATCCTGATTGTGATGCACCACTTGCAAGTGATACTGTATCACCAGAAGCACCAATAGTTATTGTTGTGCCAGACTGACTAATAATACTTCCACCATCAGATGCTTGGTACGCATTTGATTTTACAATATTTCCTGCAACTGCAACTGTATCACCAGCTGCACCAACTGTAATTACATCACCACTTTCATTGATAATGTTATTATCGTTTTGGTCTGAAATATTATCTACTTTTATTTTACTTGTCATAATTTACCTATTGAAATTTGTACCTTATTATTACTATACCAGAACCACCACTACCAGCTGAACCACTTTGTGGTGTATCAACACCTCCTCCACCACCTCCTAGATTAGCAGTACCATTTGTATTACTTGTTGGGAAATCTGTACCAAAAGAACCATTACCTGCTCCAAAATTTCCAAGTCCACCTGCTCCTGGTGTAGTATTACGATTAGGTGCGGGTTGTGGTCCAAATCCACCTTTACCTGCTCCAACTCCATCAGCTCTTTCTTGATTACCTCCACCACCTCCAGCTCTTCCTACAGGACTTGCTGTTATTTCTGATGTGACTCCTAAACCACCATTACCACCAAAAGAATTCGGTTGTCCTCCAGGTGCTCCTTCAGGTTGGGATGATTCACCAGCACCACCAGCACCGCCACCTCCAGCGCCTTGATTGTTACCCGGAAAAGGTGCTACACTTCCTCCGGGTTGTCCTTGAGCAGGAGATACAGGGGGTGTGTTACCAACCCCTCCTGCTTGAGATACACCTCCTCCTGGACCACCAGCTCCACCACCAGAACCACCAGAGTCTGCAGTTGCAGGTAGTACACCTGAACCACCGCCTCCACCAGCGGATGTTATTGATGAAAAAGATGAATTGTTTCCAGGTGTTCCATCACCATCTGGAGTACCGCCAGGATGACCTCCACCGCCGCCTCCTACTACGATTGGATAAGCTTGTGCTGAAACGGGTAAATTATATCCTGGTCCAGATGTTGCATTTAATGGACTAGCTGTGTAAGAATCTGATGCTGCTTTTGATTCTCTATAACCACCAGCTCCACCGCCACCTCCACCACCATTTGCGGCACCACCACCTCCAGCTCCAGCCAACACTAAATATGAAACAGTATTAGATCCAGAAGCATTACCTGCAGAATTAACTGTAAAAGTTCCTGGCCCTGTAAATGTATGAATTTTAAAATTACCACAACAAGTAATTGTTCCACCTGTTGCTGATATAAATGAAGGCACTACTCCTACGCTACCAGTTCCAGAACTAACTGCAACCCAACCTTGAGTTCCATCTACATAAACCATTAAAAATTCTTGTGATTTTTGATCTAAAGTTTTATCTCCAGCATTTCCTTCTAAATTAGAGCCACCTCTACCTATTGTTAAATTATTGGTACTAAATGTATTTGCGTAATCTCGAACACCTACTATAGCCCCTGCACTAGGACTTGATGGTAAAGTCATTGTAAAAGCTGAAGCAGTTGTATTTGCAAAATAACCTTTACCACTTTCGGCGGTAAAATTTCCTGTTTTAATAGAGCCTGTCTGCCAATCAACAGTTCCTGTTCTACCGAATCCTGATTGAGTAGCACCTGCTGCTAGTGAAACTGAACCACCTGATCTACCTAGAGTTACAGTAGTTGCATCTACCACAGCAGTTTTACAAGCCCCACCTCCAACTGTTACAGTTGTGCCGGATTGTTGAGTTATTTGATCTACTTCTATCTTACTCATTAAATTACTACTACCGTTCCTGTTATAGTTTGTGTTCCAGTTATAGTTACAGGTCCTGCTAATACTCCTGAAGCAACTGTTTGAGTTTCATCAAGTGTTGTTGCATGTGTTACAACATAACCTGTAGCTGTCATAGATGGAGACATTGATCTCGATGCTGGTAGTGTACAAAATACAT